GTTAGTTTAATTGGTTTGTCTGTTATTTCCATTAATTCGTCAATGTGTTTTGGAATATTTTTTAATTTAATTGTTTTTCTTGGTTTAATTGGTTTGTCTGTTATTTCCATTAATTCGTCAATGTGTTTTGGAATATTTTTTAATTTAATTGTTTTATTTTCATTGGGAACATATTCATTTACGTCTCCATACTTTCTTTCATATTTTTCTTTATTTTTTAATGAATGTATTTTGCTAGATTTTTTTAATTGTTCATCTAATTGTTTTAACACTTTCTCATTTTCTGATGTTTGTTCTTTCATCAGTAAGTTAAATAATTCTTTTGTATTCATAATATATTTTTATTTAGTAATATATTATATATTACTAATTTTTATTTAAATATTTTACTTTTCTGTTTACTTTTTCTATATCATTCAATATTTTTTCAGCATTTTTAATAATTGTTTTTGCAGGAATAATATGCATTCTTGTAATAGGAACATTATATGATTCGCCTGCTCCTTCGTGTTTAGAAGTAGTATAATTTAAATTTACACGCCCGTCATTTGTTAATATTGCATTACTATCTTCTAATGGTAAATAAAACACTCTTGCATTATTTGTTAAAATGTCATATACTAAACGTTTATATTTTCCGTTTGAAATATTTATTTCTTTGGTTCCATTAACCAATTTATTGTCATCATTAGGAATTAAACCATTAATAATTAATTTATCTGGTTGTATTATTCCATTAGCATTTCTTTTATAAAACATACGTTGTTTTGTGTCATTATTTGTATTACTTATTTTTCCAGTTAGTTTGCTTTTTGTTATAGGTATTGTTGGTATTTTAATTCCGTCTATTTCGGCTTGTCTTTCTATTTCTTCAGGTGTTAAACCATTTTTTTGTTTATTATTTATATATTCTATTACATTGGTTTTAATTGTTTCGCCTTTATAACCTCCTGTTTTTTGTTTTGTGAAATTTTTTACTTCATATTCAACATTATCTGTTGAATTGTCTATTGGAATTGTTTCCCAAGGATATAAATATTCTTGTATATTTTTATTTTGTAGTTGTTCTCCTATTTTTTTATTTTCATTTCGTAATAATATATTTTTAGCAGTCACATTTGGTAACATATTAAGCATAGTTAAAAATTCAGATTTTTCTTTGGTTATTTTGTCTTTATTTTCTTTTGTTGTATTCCAACCTAAAGCATTTTTATTTGTTTCATATGCTATTTTTAACCATTCATATTCTACTTCTTCGTTAGGAACTAATATATTTTTTATTAATTCTTCATTGCTTCTAATATTATTTTCCTTGTCATTCATATATTCTTGAATTGGTAAGTAATAATCTGGTTGTGTAATTTCGTATTTTTCGGCTCTTATACCTCCTGGTAAAAATTTACCTTCATTTTCTTGTAATGTGTATTTTTGGCTATTATATATATTTATTTGTTTATTTAATTCTTTCAAATGTTCGTTTAATTCATTTATTGTTTTAGTAGAAGCTTTATTTTTAATTAATTTATTGCGTTCTTCTGTTATTGCGTTTTTTTCATTTTCTAAATATTCTATTTCATTATTTAATGTTGTAATATGTGGTTGTAATTTGGCATCTATTGTAACATTCTCAAAGTCTGTTATTTCGTTCATAAATTCTATTCCTGCTTTGTCATTAAATATTTCATTTAAGTTTTCTTCACTTATTAAGTCTTCCGTTGATTCTAATAACCGCTTAATATAATTTTCTTTTGTTTCATTATTTTCTTTAGGTAAAAAATTATATAATATTTCTCTTTGTATTTCAATTGGTTGTTCATCTATTGTAAGTAAATTCTCTATTTTATTACTTATTTCGTCGTCAAGTTTATATAATTCATTTATTTTGTCATTCATATTGTCATTCATATTGTCATTCATATTGTCATTTTCACCAGGAAAATATTGTTTCATTAAATTTCCTAATTTGGTGTGACTCCAATTTTTGTCTAAAAACATTAAGTCATTTTCGTTTGGTAATGTTCCTGACTTTATCTGTGTTATTATTTCGTCAGCTTTTTTTCTTTCTGCTTTATTCTTTAACGTTCCTCCGTGTATTCCATTATATGGTTTGTATCCTAATCCAGTATTGTAATGTATTAAACCTTTACCTATTCTATTTTTTAAATTATTATATAACTCTAAAAATTGATTATATGTTATACCTGTAAAGTCTGTAGTTATTTTTTTGGCTTTTGCTAATTTAACCATTTTGTTAATATTTTCAACAAATTTTTCAAATGTCCTTTTATTATTGTCTAATTCTTCTTTTGTGTAATTTATTGTTAAAGTCCAAGTGTCTATGTCATTGTAGTCAAATTCTCCTTCGTTGTTAATATTATATACATATATTTTAATGGTAAATATTTCAGTGTCATTGCTTGCTTTTTGTAATTTATTCGGTTTAATTGTGTCTAATAAAGTAACATCAACAATTTGTTTATTAAATAATTCTGGTTTTGTTTTAATAAATGTTTTCATTCTTTGTTTAGTAATGCCTTTTATTAGTGAGTTATCAGGAAGTATCCAATAATTACTCATGTTATTATTTTCAATTTGTGTAATTAAATTATTATAATAACTATATAATTCGTTGTTTAACATTCCACCTGTTAAATGAGGAAATGGGTTATACCCATCATTATACAAATATAATAAGCTGTGTAATTTATTCATAATATTAAATAATAATATTAGTGTGTGTTATTTTTAAAATATTAGTATATTAATATATATTAACTAATTTAAATTAATATTAATATACTAATATATTAATAAACAATGGAAACAATTAAAACAGCAATTATTGAAGCGCGTCCTAGTCTAAGTAAACAAAGTGTTTCAACATATACTTCAATATTAAAGAATTTATATGAGAAAATATTTAATACACTTAACAATTTAGACATTGACAAATTTAATGAGTCTGAGAAAATATTAAAATACTTGAAAGAATTAGAACCTAATAAACGAAAAACAATATTATCTGCATTGGTTATTTTAACGGATAATAAAGCTTACAGGAAACAAATGTTAGAAGACATAACAGAATATAATGAAGAACAACATAAACAACAAATGAATGAGAAACAAAATGAGTCTTGGGTTGGAACTGACGAAATTAAAAACTTAATTACAATGTATGAAAAAGAAATTAAGTTATTATACAAGAAACACACATTAACAATGTCAGACTTACAAACAATACAAAATTATATTATATTGTGTTTATTAGGTGGTGTTTATATTCCTCCTCGTAGAAGTAAAGACTATGTTGAGTTTAAAATAAAAAACATTAATAAACAAACTGACAATTATATTAACAAACAAAAGTTAATATTTAATACATACAAAACAGCAAAAACATACGGACAACAAGAATTAGACATACCTGAAGCATTATTAAAAATACTTAAGAAATGGATTAAATTAAACCCAACCGACTATTTATTATTTGACTCAAACAGCAATAAACTAAGTAATGTAAAATTAAACCAAAGACTTAACAAGTTATTTGGTAATAAAAAAGTAGGTGTTAACCAATTAAGGCATACTTATTTAACTGACAAATACCAAGACACAATTAAAGTTAATAATGCGTTAGCAGAAGACTTAAATAAAATGGGTAGTTCTACAATACAAGAAAAAATTTATATTAAAAAACATTCAACCAATAAAAACAAAGTGTTAGATGTTTAACTCGTAAACTCATAATTTATTCGCTATCTGAAGAGTCACTTTCAAATGCTTCTAATTTAGACTTAGTTTTACGTTTAGTTTGTTTAGGTTTCGGGTTTAATTGTTCTTCTGGAATAGTAGCAAGGAACTCTTTAATGTTATAATATTCTAACCAACCTTTTCTATATTTTTTATTTTTTTCTACTTTTCCACCTGTTATTATTAATGGGCGCAATGGAACACTTACAGCGTCATTATATATTGCTTTCAATTCTTCTTTAGTTAAGTCACTACTCCATTCATTCATAATTGCAGTTTGTTCTCGCTTACTTCCTCCTAAGTCTAATAACACTAAATAGTTTGAGTTTTTGCGTATAAATTTAGGTATGTCATAATAACTTTGAGAAAGAAAAATGACAGAACAATTTTTCTTTCTTGCTCTCATGTAATATTCCTCTACATTATTAAGGTTTTTAGACAACACTAAGTCATCCCATACTACTAAATGGTTATATTTCTTATCCATATCGTCAAGTTTTGGAGTATTATGCATTCCTTCTTTAATTTGTATTTGTTCAAATTCACCGCTTAAATAATTATATAATGGCTCGTCTTTGTTTCTTGTTATAATAGAAATGTCCGCAAATGTTCCTTCACCTGAACTAAATACTTTAATAAGGTTTAATAAAAAGTTTGTTTTACCTGTTCCTGAAGGAGCTACTACACACATACGAAATGGTAATTTAATGTTATGTAAATGTTCATTTGGGTTTTCTACTTCGTCTAAATATTTTTTAGGTATATGTTCGTAAAAATTAATTATACTAGACTCGCTTGTTGTTTCTTGACGTTGTTTAGTATATTTAGGTTTAGCAGTTTTATTCATTTAAATATATATGTTAAGTAAATATACAAAATATTTTTATATATTCTATTTTAAAGTTTAAATATATATTAAATTATATTATTTATACAAATTAAATGGCAGAATATTCACCACCAACTGAAGACTTACCAATTTTTGACAACTTGGTATTTATATCCGGAGACGAACCATTAACTTATAACATTGCTAAGAAAAAGTTTTTACGTTATCCAATTGCACAAGGTAAAGAAACATTTCAAGCTATTGACGTTAATGGTGTTTCTACTTTTAATAATAATATAATTCAAAACAATGACACGACAATTACACAAACAGATACAACAAATAATACAACTACTAATACATTGAAGGCTACAAATATATTTGGACAATTACATTTACAAAAACCATCAGGAGCAAATGGAGGAGGACTATTATTTGACGACGTAAAAGGATTAACTACATATAATTCGCAATTATATTATGAAAATTTAATAACATATATGCAAAATAATGCATATAATGGTAAATTTCAATTTACATATAAAGATGGTTCAGGAAATACATTGTATCCTTTAACATTAACTCAAAGTAGTAACCAAGTTAGAGTAGGTATTAATACAAGCAGTCCAAATTCAACTGATACATTTTCAGTTATAGGTAATTCAAGTTCTATAAGTAGAACTTTAGGAACTTCAGGAACTGGAATTTTTTCATTAAATGACAATGGGAGTAATACTACTCGTAGTATTGTATTTATTCCTAATACTGCTCAAGGTAATTATAATGGTATAATTCAAGCTGGAGATATTTCAATTCTCGGATTTGGAACATCTAACGGTGTAAATAATTCAATAGTTTTATCAAATTGGAATACTACACCTTCAGGAGTAAGAATAACAGCAACAACATCAGCAATACAATTCGGAACATCAGAAATTTTATTAAATTCGTCTACTATAACAACAAATGGAACTAATTTATCAATAACTAATACAAATGTAGATTTTACATCTACTACACCTCCAACATCATCTCAAACAATACCAGCATCTAATGACAGTTCAAATAAAATTCCTACAACCGAATGGGTTCAATCTGCTATAACTGCTTCTTCTTCTACTAACATTACACCTAATTCAGTAACAATAACACCTACTTCTGTTCCTTCACCTACTGCTGGTATAAATTGTTATGTAAATAATAATGCAAAATTATCATTTTCTGGTAATGGAGGTAATAATAATTCTAATGTTCAAGCATTTGTAGCAAATAATGGAGTTCAATTTGACTTTAATATAGGAGGTTCTACAACTCCTACTAATGCTATTATTATGACTTATAGAATTAATTTTACATTTTGGAATACTTCTGCTTGGGGACGAACAAGTTGTTTAATAGATTTTTACCCAAATAGATGGACACAAGGACAACAAACTGGTAACCAATTATACAATATAAATAATAAAATTGATTCTAATGGTTCTTATACATATACAAATACTACATACGCTCCTAATGGGAGACAATATTGGACTTATAACCAAGCATTTAGCGGAGTTTCAGGAGCCCAAGCTTTATTTGTTCCTCATAATGGTTATTTTGACTTATTCTTTTGTATTCCGGATAATTCTTACTCTTGGCAAGGTTCAATTGAGGCATTAAATACAACACAACCAAATACAGCCGGATATGGAATTACTTTAGAAGTTATTTAATTAGTATTGAATTTTTAAATGAATATAAATATATATACATATATACATATATATATTTATAAGAAAAAAATGAGTGGAATACAACCTACTAAAATTGACTACCAAGGAATACAATTTATTAAACCAGACGAAACTTCAAATACAACATTATCCGCAGATAATGGTTTAGAAATTAAATATGACATAACAACTCCAAATCCTAAAACATTTAAAATAACTCAAACAGGAATTAATTTTAAAGACAATACTAATAACAATACTACAAGTTTGGATAGGTTAGCACTAGTTCAACAAGCATTCCAAGCAGTTGAACTACCTCCAACTGCTACAACATTAAAAATAAATAAAACACTAGAATTAAATAATGGAACAGATAACGGGCAAATAACTATCAATTCTTCTGGTAATACTGAAATTGTTTGTTCTAAAAATTTTGAATTAAATGAATTAGCAATATTTAATATAGTTCCAACATGTCCAACTCTTCCAACTGCTGGAATACAATTGACAAACAAGTCATATGTAGATAGATTAAATATTCAATTAGGTAATAAATCAGCTGTTCAAATAGACGGGCCTTTAAGCGGTGACGTTATTGCAACTTCATGTCCTATAACTTTAACACCAGGAACTTGGATATGTCAAGCTCAAATAACTGTTGTAAATTTAGCAACTACTGATAGCGCATTATGTTATTTATATAATGGTTCAACAAGTTCAATTGTGTCTAATAGTTTAGGAACTTGTGGTGTTTCATTCACTACTCAATACACGAATTTAATAAGTAATATGACTGTTATAACTATTTCTTCAAATACTGTAATTTATCCTGCTGGAACTAGAAATGGAACATCTCAATTAAGGTTACCATCAGTTAATATATGTAATGGTTCTGGAGGTTCTAATGCAATTATAACAGCTTTTAGAATATTCTAATCAATAAGGAAACTATTTGACAATAAAAACTATTTGACAATAAGAAAACTATTTGACAATAAGAAACTATTTAAAAATAACAAATATATAAAAAACTATAACAATATAAATGCCATCTATTTTATTAGAAAACGACTCTTCATTAAGTGAAGTTTCCGGAACTCATCTTAAATGGGCTTATACTGACTTAACACAACCAATTTATGAGTTAGAATTAATTTATGTTAAAAAAGCAGGCGGAGCTGTTATGTCAAAATTATTAAATCCTTCTATTGATAAATTGTCATTAACTGACTTAGATGCAGGATTTGAATACTTATTTACCATTAAAGTAGTTGATAAAATGAGAGTTTCATGTCAATCCAATGTATTGAGTGTAGTCCATCCTCTTGTCATTGATGCTCCTGAAGTTTTAGGTTTTGGAGGCAGTGATAATGCTTTAAATATTACTTTAAAACCATCTTCTGCTGTTTTAACCGGAAACGATAAAGTTGAATTTGTTTTAAGACGAGGTGATAATATTTTTATGGTTCAAAAACCATTTTCATCTAATTTGATTTACCAATTAGCAACTGCTGACAATGCTTTAATAGTTAATAACTATATGTTTAAAGTTTCTTGTAGATTTGTTCCTGCTGAAGCTTCTATATACAGAGTGCCTTCTGCTTTATCTGCTTCTTTTGATGTTGAACCAAGTAATAAACCAGATGCTCCAAGAGATATGAATTTAATTAATAGTAGTTCTGTTTCTTATGGATGGGAATTGACTTGGTCTCATCCTAATGATTTTGCTGAATGGAGTGCATCTGGTTTTACAGTTACTATTTATACATTTTATAACGGTGTTTTAGCTCAAAATAGATTATTAACTCAAGCAGAAATCAATGATTTAAAAGTTGTAGGTGCTGGAACTGGCCCAGATTCATTTAGAGCTACTATTGTATATTCCAATAGATTTGGTAGTGGAACTCCTGGAACTGTCCCTGAATTAACTTTATATTCTGCTCCTTCTGCTCCTACCATTTATTTAGATAGTGTAATGGATGGACAAATTAAAATTAGAATTGCTGATGGCCCTACTAATGGTTCTAATATTTTAACTTATTCATTAATTATTAATTCAACTACATATAATATGAGTAAAGATATTATTGACGGAAATGGAGGAACATTTACATTCCCAGGTTTGACAAACGGTGTCAATTATTCAATCATTGCTAGGGCTTCAAATATTTTTGGAACATCATTTTCTTCAAATGTAATAACTGCTATGCCAAATAAACCTGCTACTTTAACCGCTTCTGTTTCAGGAAAAAACGTTTTAATTAGTTATAATCCTAATGGTAGAGTTATTAAATCTTTAGTTGTTTTGGCTTATGATGATAGTTTAAACGCATCTGAAGAAATACTAAGATTTGTTAATTTAACTTCTGCTCAAATGTCTGAAACATTAGCTGTTTTAGATTTATCTCAAGTTATGAATTTAAGTGGAGACATTAAAGGATGTTTTGTTGTGGCTTCTAATGATTATCAAACTTTGACATATAAATTTTAAATTAATTAATTTAACAATGACTTATAAACATATTTATATAATAATACATATTATTATATAAAAAATGTTAGACGAAGAAAATATTAACTTAACACCTTCTATAAGTGTTAAACAATTATGTTTAAAAGACATAGAAAATAATAATAACGAATGGACATATGACATTGAAGAAATATTAGAAAAAATACGTAAAAATTCTATTATACTTTCACACCATCATAAAAAATATTATACCCATTTGAAGGAGAAAATTAAAGGTTTTAGAATACCTATTATTATTTTAGGTTCAATTAACACTGTTTTAAGTATTTCATTAGAAAAGTATACAATTTGGGCTCCTATTATAATATGTTTAATAAATTTAATATTAACAATAATTAGTTCAGTTGAAATATTCTTAAATATACAAAAACAAATAGAAACCAATTATATTTTACAAAGAGACTTTTATATTTTGGGTATTAGTATTTATAAACAATTACAATTAAACAAAAATAACAGAAATTTAAAAGGAATTGTATTTTTAAATAATTCCTTTGACGAATATAACAGACTTTTTCATTTATCAACATTACAAAACATTAAAGACAGTTTAACTCCTTTGGATAAAGAATTAGAAGAATATGAAAGTCCTAATTCTTCAACAATACATAATGAAACTAACATATAAATAAATTAATACTTAATAAATATAAATACTTATAATAGTTATTATATAATATTAACAACAATATGTATAATTTATCAGAAGCAATAGAAGACGAAGACATTTATGGTGAAGGACTGAAAGGAGGCAAAATAAATATTGCAAAAAAATTTAACAAATTTGGTAAACAAATTAATAAACAAGTAATTAACCCAACTGAAAAATTTATTAATACAACACTTCCTAAAGGAATCGCTGAAGCCGGTGACAAAGTAGGGAACTATGTAGAAACAGTAATTGAAGGACGTAATGACTATCCGCCAAAAGTAAGAGACTTAATCAAACAATACGGTAATAAAACAATTAAGTCAATAACAGCTGATAGAACCCCTGTCCCTGACGTATTGACAAATGCATTAAATATTGTTTCATTTGGTGCTTTTAAAAAACGTTTCAATAAGTTACCGTATGACAAATTATTTCATTTACGTTTAGACTTAACATTTTCAGACAACAGTAAATTGGCTGTAGAAAAAAATGAAGTTATTAATATGTATACAAATCCTAAACGTTTAAAAGGTTCGGAACAAATAGAAATAAATAATATTCCATTTAACTTAACATTAAATTCATTATTAGAAGGCGGTAAAAAAATACAGGGTAGTAGGTTTTTTAATTATAGTGCTTACAATAATAATTGTCAAGACTTCATTATTGCATTGTTAAAAGGTTCAAATATTGGAACAGAACAAAATTATAATTTCATTAAACAAAATACAGACTCATTATTTAAAGGCGACAGTTTCTTACGTAAATTTTCAAACACTGTAACTGATATTGGTGCAAAAGCCAATGAAATAACCACAGGAACAGGAATAGAGAATATATATAAAAATAAATTAAACAATATTAATAATATTAATAAAATGTCAAAATATTATTCAGATAGTGACTCTTCTGACAGTGAGCCAGATAGTGAAGACGAAAGAGACATTATAAACCACATTCATAGTTTGAAAGGTAGAATTAAAAGACACAATGAAATGAAAGGCGGTAAAATTAAAATTGCAAAAGCATTTAAGAAATTAGGAAACATAGTCAAAGAAGGAATAAATAAAGAGGTTCCTGTTGTTACAGACTATGTTACTAAAAAGAAAGGCGGATTAGCTACAGATGTTATTAAGTATGGTATTCCTGCTACAAGTAGCGCATTATTAGGCGGATTAGCTACATATGCTACAGGAGGAAACCCTGTAGCAGGAGTTATGGCTTCGGCTTTAGGTTCAAAATTAGGTGCAATGGGAGCTGAAGAATTACAAAAGAAAACAGGAACAGGAATACATATTGACATTGGAAGTCATAATGCCAGGGGTAATTCAAAAACAGGAGAAGGGTTACGTAAACGTAAAACAGGTAAATTAAGTAGAACTAAAAATTCTTCATTAGAACAATTATTAAGCGCTAAAAGCGAAAGAGACGAAAAAGAACTGAAGAAAAACTTATTAGAAATGAGTAAAACAGTTAAAGAAGATTTGAAGGCTGTTAGAGGTGCATTAGGTGCAGGTATTAGAGTTAAAGGAAGTCAAGAAGCAAAAGAACATATGGCTAAAATTAGAGCAATGAAGGGAAAAAAGTAAATGAGAAGGAAAACTCGTTAAACCATAGTGAAATAAATGAATTAAATAAATTTAGTGATTATAAACAAGCGCAAAAGAAAACAAATGAATACTTTGGCAAACCTACAAAATTATATAAGTCAGACAAGCCAGATAAAAAATATTACGTTATTGACGACAACAACAAGAAGCATTATTTTGGCGCCTATGGTTATCTTGATTTTACTAAACACAAAGACAAAGAAAGAAGAGAAGCATATTTAAATAGAGCAACAAAAATAAAAGGTAATTGGAGAAATAATAAATATTCTCCTAATAATTTAGCTATTAATATTTTATGGTAATTATATATATACATTCTTTATATATATAATTTAATATAAAGGTATAATTAATATATACAGTATATAAAAAGTAATATGAATTCAAATTTTCAATTAAGTAAACTTAAAACACTAAGTCCAAATGACGCTAAAGATTATATTACTCGTTACTTTGTCCCTCTTTCTAATGGTAACCATGCAATGCTTATTGACGGTATTTATGTTATTAAAGACGACACTGAAATTAAACGTGCATATTTTAATAGAATACAAAAAGAATTGTATAATTATTATTTCAAAGACTTTACAGAAGTTAAAAATATTGTATACGAATTAAATAAACCTACATTTTATGACGACAAAATTAACCTATGTCCTAAACCAAAATTTACATATGACAGTAATTACCAAGCTTCATTTGACACTGCAGAAAAATTAAACTTCTTGTTTAATTACATTAAAGAAATATTATGTTCAAACAAACAAGAATGTTTCGACTTCCTTATGAAATGGATTTCAAATATGTTAAAAGGAAATAAAAATAATAGTTGTTTATATTTAAAAGGTATACAAGGTTCTGGCAAGTCTTCATTATTTGTTTTCCTTTCAAATTATGTATTAGGCAAAAACTTATGTATTGAGACAGGAAGCGACCCAATAAGAACAAAATTTAACGAAATATTAGGAGGTAAACAATTAGTATGCATAGAAGAGTTAGAAAACTTTTCAAAAGCAGAATGGGAAAGTATAAGTTCAACTCTCAAACGTATGATAACGTCAGACAATATAACATTACAAAACAAATGCACAAAAGCATATGAAAGCAACAATATTAATAATTATATGTTATGTTCAAATAATGACGCTATTAAAGACGACGACGGAAGACGTTATTTTATTCTTGACATTGCTACTCATAAAGTAGGAGACAGACAATATTATGACAAATTATATAACGAATGTTTTAATGACGAAGTAGGAGAAGCATTTTTTAATTATGTTTATGCAATTCCAACAGAAAACTTTAACCCTCAAGCTTTTCCTATAACACAGTCTAAAATGGACTCATTAAGCAAACGTTTAGACACTGTATATAAATTTATTAAAGAAGAATATGTATTAAAAAATGGAGACATTAATTGTTCAGCACAAGACTTATATACTGAATTTAAAATAACATACAATAGCAAAATGTCTAAAGAAGACTTTCACCGCAAACTGGCTGAAATAGGTTTTACCAAAACAAAGGAAAACGGTAAACTATGGTATAATATTCCTCATAAATTATTAATGAAAACAGCTAAGTCTAAATATTGGTTACACGAATTAGACGAATTCGAGGAAATAGAAGAATTAATTGAAGAAGTCAAAGAACATAAACCTATTACTATTAAAAAAACGCCATTCAGCAAAGCTGAATCCGGGGGCCCCGTGAATAAAAATAGTAAAACTAATATTGACTTTGACATTGTTTAAACATTATTTATATATACACATACTATATATAAATATGAAATATTATATTTACCAAATAACAGACAAAAATAATAATGAAGAGTTTTATATTGGTTCTACAAATAACATAAGTGCGAGAAAGTCAAAGCATAAAAAAACAACTAATAATAAAGTGTCTAAGCGTTACTGGACAAAATTATATAAGTATATTAGAGAAAATGGAAATTGGGAATGTTTTGAAGTTATTATTCTAGAGTCAGGAGAATGCGAAACAACATTATTTATGAGACAAAAAGAACAGGAATATATAAACAATATGAAACCTACATTAAATAGTATTTCGGCTTGCAAAT